CATCCGACCAAACCAGAATCTCTTGACGGGTAGACTCAGCGCACATAATAAATGAGCCAATATTGAGGCGGTATTCACCCGACTGGTTGGTAGCTTCTGGGACCCACATAAAAGGATCTTCTTGATCTGACCAGCGTACTAATAAGGGGTCAAATATATTATTGGGGTCTGTCGGGTCATAAGAATTAGAGCCAAAGCAAATGACAAATCGCTGAATTGACGACCCAATAACTTGGTTGGTTCTGTTAGGTACAAAGTCCGCATAGGTATAAGAAGTGCCTGGAACCGTTGAGCCAGAAGCCAAAGTGCTTAATTCCACCGCCCGCACTGTAAGTCCAAGAGTCGCATCCCAGTAATAAATAGCACCGCCACGGGGGGCAATAATTAAATCTTCACCAAAGTTGTCGTTTGTCCACAATCTTAATTGCTGACCAATACCCACATCAGCAGCTGCGCCCCACCCTCGGACAGGAGCCACAGGGGTAGAAACTACAACAGTCCCTCCAGTAGGGCCTGCAGAGCTAGTAGTGTAAGTGTTAGAGCCAATAACAGTAGAAAAGGTGTAGGCATTTGCGTTGACCACCGTGATAAGAAAGGCTTTAGTAATCGGCGCTGCTGCAATGCCACATACGTTGCCAGAGATGCTGTTAAAAGCTACATAGTTACCATTAGATAATCCATGCGCTGTTTGCGTTACTGTAACAGTTGTTGTGCTAATCGTAGAAGTAAATGGGTTAGTTAGCGTGGTTGTAATGTAAGAAGGCCATGTACCAGCACCCCAGCCAGTACCTTGAATAAATACGTCCAAGCCAGTCTGGATTTGAAAAGCAGCGTTAATGGTGTTTCCGCCGCCAGCAGCCACGGTTGTATTAGCCGTGTTTGCCACCACAAAACTAAAGCGGCTTGTATCTATATATGTAATCTGGTGTTCTTGGTTTAGATCAGCGGCAGTAATTGAACCAATGGCATTAGCACCTGATACAGTTACAAAGTCATTAGTAAGGCCACCGTAACTTGGAATGGTTACAGTAACTACATTTGAACCGTTAGTTGTAGCAATGCAGTTAACAGTATTTGGTGAAGTATTAGCGGTAAACGTAATGCGTATTGGGGTGATGTCGTTGTAGTCGCCGCCTTCTTCAATGTAGTACTTTAAGTTAGTGCCAACACCTAATAAATTTGAGCCGTCTAGCGTGATCCAGTTCCATAACGCACGGCAAACACCTAAGAAGGTTTCGTTTGATAGCCGAATCCAACCACCAATTTTTTCAGGGAAGCCAGAGCGAAACCGCACTTTATCACATGCGTACCAGCCGCCCTCGTTGGAGTAATCGGTACCTTCTCGGTTAATTCCTGGGCGGAACTGCAATTTCTGTAATGGCATGATTTACCCTAATACGGATTCGGCTTTCTGGATAGCGGCTTTCCTAGCATCTAAGCCAAGTAAACCTCCGTTAATTCTCTTTGTCATTGTCTCAATATCTGCCTTATCTGCCAAGTCATTAAGGTTATGTTTGTTCCAAAACCACCCAGCGCTTAGAGCCGCATATTTAGGCTCCAACAGCAAATCAGGATTGCCGACAAGATCCACACCCAGACCAGATCCACATCGGTCATAATTCTCTTTGCCAGTCAGTTGTTTAATACCACGACCACGGTACTTCCAGCCTTCACCCGTTTCTTCTGTGCCGTTGCCCATGCGCCCACCGTACACCTTATTGGCAATCTTTTCAGGGTTACGGGCATACTGGTTTGCCATTTCTTCCGTTGGGAATCTAGAGGGCCATGTAGCCATCAACGCCTTGGCACTGTAGTTTAGGTTCTCTTCAAGGAGCTTAAAGCCACCAGACTCGTGCATGCACTGCCCAATAAAGGCTGCCTGACGCTTAGCCGTATCAATGCCGTATTTCTCAAAAGTTTCTTTGAGCGGCTCTAGCCATTTACCGTCAATACCAAGAGCAATAAGTTGGGACTCAAGCATTTTTATGTTCCTATTTTGTAAGCATTTTTTCTATTTCTTTGGTCTTATCTTTACTACCTTGACTTGATCCAAAGTAAAACGACAGCACTTGACCAGCTGCACTGGTAATAAAACCAAGGGCAAAAATAATGATTTGTTGTTGGTCGGTAGGAGTATTTACAAACATTAAGATCCCGATTAGGGTAAAGGCTAGACCTACAACTCCCAAGGCAAGTACAGGAACAACAACCTTTTCAAGGCCTGACGCATTTTCACTGGTCGCTACCGCAGCATAGGCTTGTCTTGCTGAATCACGGTCTTGTACTTCTAACTTGGCATACTCAAGGTCAAGCTCTTTTAACTTCATAGCCATCTCAGGATTGCCTGTAAGCGCCTTTGTAACACCTTCTATGGTGTCATCAGGAATACCAAGTTTTGAGGCTATCCAACCTACAGCAGCGCCACCAGCAGGGCCAGCCACAGCAGTTGCTAGAGCAGGAGCAACGCCTTTTAGTATGCTTAGTAACGTATCCATTATTTCTTACTCCCCCATACTATGTAATACGCAATCCAGGCTGCTACTAAAAAGCACCAGAACTGCACCCATTTAACTTTTGCCAACTCCGCATCAAAAAACTTCTGGTCTTCTTTCTCCAGCCGTTCAATCTCAGTCTTGATGTCTATTAACTTCTGCCATTCTTTCGTACCATGCTGCTTTATAAAATCAATCCTTAGCTTGTACTCCTCATCCGAAATCTTTTTGCGGTGACGGTACTCCTCAAGGGCTTTGTATATTGCTCTGGACTTCTTTAGCTCGGCTTCTCTGCGCTCCCGTATTCTGTCTTGCGCCTTCTTCCTTGCTAGGTCTACTGCCTCCTTTTGAACATCCTCGATGTTCTTACCAATTTCTTTGCCAGCCTCTCGACCAGTCTTAAATCCTTCACTGATCCCCTTGGCACCAGCCCCCAATCCGAGTTCGTCTGGCATATCTCACCGTAAAACGCCCCCACCAAAGGACATATTGGCTACCAAAATAGCTACATGCTTTTCTGGCTCCTCAAGGCTATGCCCACAGTCACTGCACATCTTGGCAGCAAGCTCGGCCTCAGAAACGTCATACCCACAGCTGGGGCAGTAAATCTCAATCGTATGGCGTGGCTTGAACTCGCCGCCTGTCATCTCATCTGGAATTTCTTTAATCATAATTACCTCAATTCATGCCATTGTTCAATAATAGTATCTGGGTTTGACAAAATTTCATAAGTACTACCGTTTGGAACTATGGCGGATAAAGTTTGTGAATCACCAACAACAACGTGTGTTTGTTTTGCAACTACTCCTCCATTAACAAAAAGAGCATCAGTTGGAGTGGTACTGCTAGCTTGCTGCATAATTACAGAAACTTGAATAGGCCTTCCTGTTGAGTTTGTATAAGTTACACCGACTGATCTACTTCCTGTTACGTTTACCCATGATTGAGAAACTCCACCAAGAACCGAAGTGGCCAAAAATGCGGTAGTTGCAATAGTAGTATTGTTTGTTCCTATTGCTTGAGTAGTGGCGTTGGTGGCGTTGGTGGCGTTGGTAGCATTAGTTGCATTAGTAGCGTTGGTAGCATTTGTGGCGTTTGTGGCGTTTGTGGCGTTTGTTGCATTTGTAGCGAAAGCAACGGATTGACTACCGATATTGCTGGACGTAATAAATGACCCACCAGACGCTGGGCTAGTTGCTGTGGCTGCCGTACCTGAAATACTGATGGCGTAAGTGCCTGTTAAACGAGAAGAAGATACAGTACCAGCAGAAATATTGGATGCGTTAATAGAACTAATGGTTAACCCTGCCCCACTAAAACTAGCAGCACTGACATTTCCAGTTGCCGAAACATTACCAGCAGTTGAATAGTTAAGTGCAGCAACGTTTCCTGTATAAGTAGCCGCTACTGCGTTGGTGTTGCCAGTAACGGTTAAATTGCCGTTGACTTCAAAATTGCCTACGGACTCAGTGCCAATCGCATTAAAGTTTGTGGCATCGCAATAGACCCAGACAGTCGCACCATTAGGCACAGTAACGCCTGTACCAGAAGAACCAATAATACGTACACCAAACCCACCTACTGTATTGTTTTTGACTACATACAGTTTCTCAACCAACGGGGCAATAATATCCCGCACTGCAGCATTTGTACCACCTACCACCAGCACAGCGTTGCGGGCCTCATCGGATACGCCGTTAAAGTTAGATAGCGTGTAGTTGGCATCGACCATGGTAATTGACACCACGCCAGTAATGGCTTGCTCTAGGAGTGTTCCTAGGTTGGTATTGGTAGTCTGTCCCCAAATACCCGACTGGTCGCCATCACCGATTAGCTCTAGGCGTAGTGTGGTTGAAAATGTACTTGCCATAATATGTCCTTAATTATCAAAGCCCGAAGGCACTAATACTGGCGTCCAATTTGGACTCTGGCTCGGCGTTATTTCTGTCCAACCAGCAGCCTGAACTGGATCAATTTCCTGCCAATTTGGGGTCTGATCCGTATCAATATCACCCCAAACGTTTACGACCTTAAGTTTAACAACTGCCTTGACTCCTGTCACGTTTACGACAGCACTACCTGAGACCGAAACGTTGCCTATTACACCTACCGCATACACGCCCGTGACAAAGACTGTCGCACCGCCAGATACGTCTACATTACCTAGTCGGCCTACTGCATAAACCCCAGTCAGGTCTATAACTGCGTCACCAGTTACCGTGACAGAGCCTGTAACGCCAATCGCAACTACCCCAGTAACCGTGACGGTTGCACCGCCTGAGATGTCTACGTTACCAATACGCCCTACAGCGTACACGCCTGTGAGGTCTACAACAACGCTACCCGATACGTCTACATTACCAATACGCCCAACGGCATACACCCCAGTCACATCAACTACGGCATCGGCTTCTACCGTGACATTACCAACCCGTCCTACGGCGTATACACCAGTCAAAGCTACATTTGCATCGGCGGTAATAGTTACATCGCCCACCCTACCGACTGCGTAAACGCCCGTAACATCAATAATTTGATCGGTTTGGACATCAACCGTACCCACTAATACTGGGCTATAAACGCCTGTTACGGGGACATTAGCCCCTGCCGTAACATCAACCGTGCCTACCTGACCTACGGCATAAACGCCTGTGACATCAATAATCTGGTCAGTCTGAACGTCTACGGTTCCAACCCGACCTACGGCAGTAACGCCTGTTAAATCAACGACTACACTTGTCCCACCTAGCGAGGCAAACGGGGCGCCAGCAAATGGGATGTCAGCAAACATTACTATCCTTTAGGTTGTTCCAAAGACTCTTTTAACATCTTTACA